TAAAATCCATTTCATTAATTTAAGTTTACATTTTTATATATTACTACTTTTTTTCGTATAAACTAGTAAAACATGGATTTTTTAAGAAAATTTTAAAATTAACCAGAAAAAAAAATATTTAAAAAATAAAAACCGAGATTTCTCCCGGTTTTTTACATATTGTTCAGATTCACGTTATTTTTTAAGAAACCTTTGCAACTTTCAATTTGTTGATTTTGTCGCGGATTTCTGTTGCCGCTTCGTAATCTTCGTTTGAAATTGCTTCATTCAACATAATTTCTAATTCATCGATAGAAACCACTTTCAATTCAACTGGTTTGATACCACTGATAATGTCAGTGTAACTTTCAGACAAGATTAATTTATCTTTATCTAGAATTGAAGAATAACCAACAATTTCTTGGTTCAAAGTGTCAAACCACATTTTTCCAAAGTAAACTTCTTCACCTGGCTCACCTTTCAAGTCTTCTAAATAAAAGAAAGGAATGTTGTAAACTTCAGATACATCTTTTAGTTCTGTGAGAGTATATTGTGTTAAGTCAATGCAGATTATATTTTTCATAGTGGATTTATTTATACAAATATAACAAAAATTCTTTGATTGTCAAAATATTTTCTATAAAACTATTTATTTATTTTCAGAATCTATTTTTATCTATTACAAATATAGTAAAAAACGGTGAAAGAAAAATAATATATAAGAAAAATAATATCATTTTTGATGAAATATTTAAATTCTAGAGATAACTATCTTAAATCACTTAATGAAAGAAGAGTTATCGAAATTAACAATAAATTAGACGTATCTGTAAATAAGTTAATACAAGAAACAACTGCTGGTTCTGGTGCACTTGGAAATGAGGTTAAATGGGGTGACTCTTTAGTTGGGCGTTTTTTACATAATATTATAAGAAAGGCTCAAAATGCAGCAAATCTTAAAAGAATAAGTTCTGTTGTTGCTAGATTAAGAACAGCTATGGATGACTTATTAGTAGCTGAAAATCTAAATGATTTGACTGAGGTTGATAAAGCCGAACTTAATAAGGCTGTAATATCTGAGTATTTAGATGTTTTACAACAAGCTGTTATAGATTTTCCTACCGCTGATAAAGCTAGTGAATATTATACATTAGAAAGTATTAAAGATTTAACAAATGATACTATTGGTAAGTTAGAAGGAACAACAGCACTTCCTTATTTGGGTACTGGGTTTGAAAATAAAAATGAGATTTTACGTCAATTAAAAAAATGGAAACAGTTTCTTGATGGACTTGAATTTGATTCCGCAACTGCAACAACTGCAACAACAGCAACGACAACCGCAACAACAGCAACCTCACAATCGTCTGCTATGAATGCTTATAGAAAAAACTTTGTAGCATTAATGAGATTACTTTTACAAATTAAAAAGTTACTTAATAATATTGCTAAACAACAACAAGCTGTCGCTCGTGCTGGTGCTACTGCGTCAGGTACACCTGGTGCTACTGCCTCAGCTCCTACTACGGCTCCCGCTACTGCAATTAAAGATCCTGAGGTTGATAAAAAATACCAAGAGTTGTTAACTATATGGCAAGACGGACAAAAGAAGTTGGGTAAAAATACAAACGCTGGTGAGGGTACTAGAGCAAAACTTAGAAAAGAGGCTGAACATGCTGTTAAAGTTGATAAAAAAGCTAAAGAGTTATTGGCTAAGTGGCAAGAAGATCAAAAGAAGTTGAATAAGAATACAAATGCTGGAGAAGGTACTAGAGCAAGACTTAGAAAAGAAGCTGAGATGTTTGTTAAAGAATCTTTGAGAATTGAAGAACAGAATTTTAGATATTTTATTTTTGAAAATACTGTTCCTGCTACTCCTGTTGATAATTCTTCAACACCTGATGAGAACTCTAAAGGTAAGATATTTTCAACCGCTAAAAATCTTTGGGGTGTTTTATCTAAAGTAATAGGTAAAGAAGAATTGGAAAAAAATATAACTAAATATATCGCGAGTGTAGATGCTGATGGTAATTATATTGATGATGATCCAACTAAATTACAATCAGATTCACCAACGGAGTTTTTGAAAATAGATGCTCAGATAAAAAGAATATACGAAGATATAAGAAAAAAATCTGGAGTTTCTAACGAATCAATGGTTGATATTTTAAATGACCATTCAGCTATTTCCGCTGGAATTAAATCAATTTATGACTTAATAAAAGGTAAAAATGGAGTTGTTGAAGATAGTGATCTAGGACTTCCTATGAAAATATCGGATGATAAAGAACTTAAAACTGCTAAAGACTTATTGAAGAAATTTAATGATACATTCAAACCTTGTTTAGAAGTTAGTAATAAGGCGACTGATGAAACAAGTACTGAGGAAGATAACAAAGGTGAGGAAGAAGATACAAAACAAGAAAGTAGATTATTTAAGTATTCAAAATTTATCTCACTTATAAATGAGGCTACTAAATATACAGATAGAACAAAATTAGGTACAGATTTAACTAATTGGTGGAATAATAAGTTAAATTTCCAACAATATATTCTAACAAAACAACAAGCTGAGGTTACAAAAGAGAATTTGGAAAAAAAATTAGCTTCTGAAAAAGACGCAATTGTTATTATGGGTCTAGATCCTGTATTAGAGATAGTTAAATGTTTTAATAGAGCTTACAAAATACACACAACACAAGTTATCAGATCTGGTAGATCTGATGGACAAGTTACTAATAGAATATTTATGGAATATACTTGTTTTGGTAATGGTAGTCCTAAAAATGCTGGAGAAAGTGGTGGTCCTTATAGAAATAATAGATTATTTGACACTTGGGAAAGTAATGTTTTGGATATCTTAAAGGATAAACAATATCAAAAAATATTTAATGTTAAAACTAGATTAAAGGTAGGTGATGAGTATATTGATAAGGCTGGATCTAATTTAAGAAAGTTTATGACTGACATGCTTAATGGTGATGAGTTTTATGGAAAAGTTGATGGTAAAGACGGTGGCTTACAAGCTAAGTTTTTAGATAAATATTTTGGATATAAAGATGGAGATGATGCTAAAAATACACACTTTGGTGAAGAGTCTGAAAGACAGAATAATCAAAGTAATACACCTGATCCAATGCAAGTTGCATTGGATACTGGTAGAAATCCTATAGCTTATTCAAGCTATAGTGATTTAAAAGGTACATTTTTCGCTTTAACTGTTAAAGAAAGTGGATCTACTATTAAGTATTATTTTTATATACAAGATTATAGAAGTGATATTTTCTATGTTTCATTTTGTCAAAGTGCATTTTATTTAAAAGAATATTTAATAGCTGGTAACACTGGTAGAAGTGTTAAGTTAGATACATCTACTAGTCTTATTAATGTTACTACAGAAAAAGATACTTATAATTCACCTTATCTTATTAAGGCTACTAAAATTAAAGCATCTGATTTGTATAGTAAAGATGGTAAGTTTACTAGTGCGTTATCTGGTAGTATTAAATCTATTTGGTTAGAAAGAGATGATCCGCAGAAGCTTAGTAAGGTACCTGATGATATAAACCATAAAAACTATGATGTGAAAGAAGAAAGTTTATCCTGGAATATTATAGAACCTTATCATGTAATTGATAAAGCGACTAAAGATAGAGCTAGTGTTAAAAGATTAGACCAAGTTAAAACTGTTGTATCTAAATATGGTGGATATGATGATATCGCTAATATGAAAGAAATAGCTAATGTTAAAATCGGATGATACATTTAGTAAAATATAAGAAATTTAAAGAATCTTTTGATGTTAGTCCAACAGATCAACCTGATGTTAAGATGGCTAAAGAAAAGATGAACACTATTCAAGATCAATTCAAAGAATATACTCAAAAGAAACCTCTTATTGACAAAGTTTATGTTAAAACTGAAAAAAAGAAAACTAATGAGGTAATAGAGTCTGAACTTGAAAATATTTTAGGTAAAACAGATGTTCAGAGTGGTGAAGATAGAAATCCTTTCTTAGTTGAGTATTTAACAATCGCTAGACTTCATAAAGAGGTAGATGACTTACAAACAGCTAAAGCAGAAGATAAAGTTAAGTTAGATGACTTTCAAAAAGAGTTAAGTTTATCTACGGAACCTAGTACAAAACTCTCTGTTAATACTAAAATTCAAGATATTAATAATCGAATGGGTGAAAACTCAGCTAAGATTACTAAGATAATGACTGATATAAATACTAAACAGAAGGAACATGTCACAAAAATGGAAAAAATAAAAACTGACATGAACGAATATATTAAAAAAATCAGCGATTCTGATCAAAAATAGAAAAAATATCGTTTTTGGCTTTTTATATATATACTAAAATTAAAAAATTAAGATAATAATATGGCAATTCAAATTGGAAAATACAAAAGACCAGGAATCTTCATAGAAGAATTTGACAAGTCAATAATCAGCAGCCCTGTAGTTGAAGGTATCACAAACCTTGTTATAGGTGTTTCTAAAAAAGGACCTGTTAATACACCAATTAGAGTTTCAACTGTTGGTGAACTTGAATCAATATTCGGTCAACTAGACAGAGGTCTAGAGAGAAAAGGTTCTTTCTTCCACAGAACTGTTTCTAAAATGTTAGAAACCGCTCCAGTGTTCGCATTGAATCTATTGGTTACTGATGATGCACTTGATACAATAGAGTATCAGTCTTTATCATCATCTGCTGGTTCTATGAATGATATAGAAAGAGAAGGGTCTTACAGAAGATTCTTTGATACTACTGGTTTCTGGAAAAGAGACACAGAATCTTTCATTAACTTAACTAAATCTAACATTGGATACAATGAAAGAGCATTTAGTATAACAAACTTATCTGATAGATATGTAACTGTATTTGTTGTTAAGTCACAAGTAACTGGATTTGATAGAACATTACTTGAATGGTATGGTTCTGTTGAAAAAATGCCTCCTTATGTAAATGCTAACGATTACGCATCTGACTATTTAGTTGATGTTGTTGTGGTTGGTGGAGATTGGTCAAACTACCAAAACTTGGCAGTTGATTCAAGATGGAGTGCTTACTTTAACGCATCAGGTTTGGTTAAAGGACAAATTAGAAATTTTGCCAATGACAGAAATGTTACATTATTATCTTATTATGAGGGGTTATCTTTAATTCCTTACTTTAGAGATTTAAATGGTAGAAATATATTCATTGAAACAACTATAAATAGAGACACTGACTCAACTGGTTTATTCTGTGCATTCAATTCAGATTTAGTTGAGAAAGATTACTATACAGGTTTATTAGACTTGTTGGGTAATACATTAGTTGGTCAAGAAGAAACAGCAGTTGATTTCCTTTCTTATAAAGAAACAATCGCTGAGTCAATTAAAATTACAAACACACCACTTGACTTACCTGGTAATGTTACTGGTATGTTAGGAGGATCTTGGACAGGATACGGATTTTATAGCCAAGATGCTCACGCATTTCAATATGGTCCTGGTAATGGAGCTACAAATGTTGGTTCAACAACTTCAGGTATTGTTTATAACTCTAATTATAGAACCTCTTGGTTCTCTGAAGGTGTTGTTTATGGTGTTGAGTTAAACTCTTCTACTCCTACTTTTGGTACAGTTTCTGGTACAACATCAAATGCTACACAATCTGTTTCATTTACGTTTAATGTTAATGACGGAGCTTATGCGATTATTGGTGATACATTTGTTCCAATTTCAGCTACTGCAACACTTACAGTAAATTCTAGTGATTATGCTGTAACAAGTGTTACCGCTTCTTATACATCAACCTTCATAGTTGACTCAAGTGGTGAGATGTCTGTGGTTAGTACAACAACTGCTGATACTAATCCTACTGTTGCTTCTAATGATGTAGTTCTTGGTTATTTTGACTTCAAACTTAAAAATGGTTACTTTGTGAGTACTGGTTTAATAACTTATAATGAAGTTACTCTTAATACTAATGGTTATGTTGACTATAGTTTTGGTACGGCATCTACTGATGATTATTATATCACAGAAACTTCAACCGGTGTTATTAAAGTTGAATTTCCTGGTACTAATACAACATCTTCAGTTAAAAACTATGAACAGTGGAGAAAGTTCAAACTACGCAATAGATTAGTTAACATAATTGATAGTCCTAATAAAAACTATATAACAATGTTATTGGATGCTGCTAGTCAGAAAAAATATAGCTTTGAAAATGTTACTATATCAGATATAGTTACTTCAACTACTGATAATAAATCATTTAAGTTAAATACTACACTTACTTCATTAGAATTAGCTGATATAAAATTAGGTATGTTTATACTTTATACATCAGATAACGAGTTTTTACTTGGTAAAGAAGGTGTTACTACTAAAGATACGGTTGCTCTTCCTTCAGGATATGGTGTTGTTGCTAAGTATTCTAACTTCTATAACAAATACTATGATGGTATCATTAATACAAAAGATTATTTCTATGATAATAGATTATGGGTTAATTCTGGTGGTACTGTAAATAACTATGTTGGTGAATCATTTGGTGTTACTTTCCTAGACGGTGAAAGCGCATCAGGTACTAATACAGGTGCTACTTCATCATACGCTGGTTATAACTACATTTTATTTAATACTACAACTAGTGGATTTGATACTCCTTTAACAGGTGTTGATCTTCAAGTAAATGAAGTATTATTATTCCCTAATTCAGTTGATAATGTTGGTACATTTACAATTGTTGCTAACTCTGTAAATCCTTTGGATAATGCTACTACTTTAGCTGATGAGTTAGGGTATGCTTCTACAGCTGGTGATTACTGGTACGCATATCAAGTAAACGAAGAAGTGGTTGGAGAGGACTTATTAATAGAAGAGAATCCAGTTACTTTAGTTTATGATTATCTTGTTAAACACTATTTAAGAATGTACCTTGATAACAGTTCTAATTTGACAGTTGATTTCCTAGATGTTACATTAGCTGATAGTGATGATTCTGACGCTGATGTAAAAGCAAATAACACTTTTTATATTCAGTCAGAAAAATCAAACTTCACTCAAACAATAGAGATTGAGGTACCAGCTGGATATGTTCAAGTTCCTAACAAAATATTAGTTGATGGATCAAGATACACTGAACTTAAAGTTGGTGATTTCTTAGAGGCTTATTATGATTCTAGTTTATTACAAACTGGTGAGTTCCCAAGAAAATTAACAAGAGTTTTAAGTAAAAGACAATATGCTGGTGATACTTCATTAACAGAGGTTACTTGTGATTCTAGAATCGCTACTTATAACTATGGTGGTGACTTACAAACTACAAGATTTGTAACAATCGACCAATATGCTACTACATATAAAGCTATCTCGCTTAAAGGATTTAGAATCAGAAATGCTTCTTTACCTGATGGAACTGAAACTAAACAAAATCAAGTTCTTAACTTAGTAGCAAAGGGAACACCTTTATTCAAAGCGTTAACAAATAAAGAAGCAATCGACTTTAGATATTTAATTGACTCTTTTGGATTAGGATTAACAGAAAGATCTAAACAACAATTAGTTGATATTTGTGGGGATAGATTAGACGCATTTGGATTCTTAAATATGCCTTCATTAAGAAGCTTTAAGAACTCTTCTTCTCCAACATTTGTTAATACTGAAGGTGTTTTACAATTAGAGTATGTTGCTAAAGGTGGTGATCCTGAAAGTAATCCAGCTTTCCTTTACACATTTGGAGATGGAGCTGGAACAACTTGTGTGGGTTACTTTACACCTTATGTTGTTGTGAATGATAATGGTAGACCAATTGACTTCCCACCAGCATCTTATGTAGCTACAACTTATATGAGAAAACACATTTCTAATGTTGGTAGTGTTACTCCTTGGACTATCGCTGCTGGTGTTACTAATGGTAGAATTACAAATATCAACAGTCTTGAAATGGACTTCACTCCAAGTGATATCGAATTCTTGAATCAAGCTCAAATGAATCCATTAGTGTTCAAGAGAAATAGAGGATTCGTTATTGAAACTGAGAATACTGGACAAACTCTTTATAAATCAGCACTTTCTTACATTCACGTTAGAGAGGTATTGATTGAACTTGAAAGAGAATTATCAAGAATGTTGTTAGACTTCCAATGGAAATTTAACACTCCTGATATTAGAGCAGAAATTAAACTTAGAGCAGACGTTATCTGTGAAACTTATGTAAGTAAGAATGGTTTATACAACTACTTTAATAAAATGGATGATGAAAACAACACAGCTGAAATCATTGACAACCAAATCGGTGTTCTTGATACATATGTTGAACCAATCAAGGGTATGGGTGTTATTGTGAATAACATTACAATCTTGAGAACTGGAGCAATCAGTGCAGGTGGATTCATCAACTCATAAGAATTAAATAAAAATCAATGAAAATCCCTCAGAAATGAGGGATTTTTTTATTTTAAATAAACTTATTTGTTATTACTTAATATAATAGAGGAAATAATATAACTAATATATAAAAAAAATAATATAAACAAATATGTCAGATAACAACGATAAACAGGAAATGTCAGAAGAAGACTACTTAAAAAGACACCTTTCTGATTTAGAAACTGGTAAACAACAAGCTCTCAACTCAGATATCCCTTTTGTGGAACCTGTTGTTGATAACACACGAACAAATGATTTAAATTTCTTTAATTTTGATATTAGAGAATTACCTTGTGGTCAATTTTACCCAACTGGTACATTATTCATGATTAGACCAGCTCAAGTTAAAGAAATTCAAGCTTACTCAATGGTTGATGATGAAAACTTCTATGATATTATTGAAAAAATGAATGACATTTTGAAGTCTTGTGTTAGAATTAAATATCCTGATGGTAAATTAGGATCTTTTTTAGAGATTAAAGACCAAGATAGATTATTTTTAGTTTTCTTAATTAGAGAGTTAACATTTCAACAAGGAACTTCATTAGCAGTTACAACTAAATGTCCTAGCTGTTCAACAGAGATTTCTGTAGAGTTAAAAAGAGAAACATTTTCTTTTCACGAAATTGATGAAAAATTAGATAAATTCTTTAATCATTCTACAAGAACATATAACTTTAAGACAGTTAATGGTAAAACTTTTGAACTAACTCCACCAAATATTGGATTACAAAAAGCTTTCACAGATTATATTGTTAAAGAAAATAATGAAAAAAGAACTCCTAACTTATCATTCTTGAAAATTATTCCATTTATGTTGGCTGGTAGATCGGCTATTACTTATGATGGTATCAAATCTAAGTTAATAGAATTTGAAGATATGGATGATATCTCTTTCCAGTTCTTAAACGCCGCTGTTAGTAAGATGACTTTTGGTATTAAAGAATTAAAAAAGAATTGTGAGTGTGGTGAGGAGGTCCACACAGACATGCAATTTCCCAACGGAGCGTCAGGTATTTTCGTTATTCATGATGCCTTTGAAGCATATATTAAAGAATAAGTTACTATTACAAAAACATTTCCACACACAAGAGTGGGCTATGGATAATTGGCCGTTCTGGATGTTAGAAGAAAATGTTAAGATAGTTAACGAAATTATGGAAGAAGAGGAATCAAATAGAAAGAAAGAAGAAGAGGTACAACAAAAAGGAATGCCAGATACCAGTTCGATGATGAAAAATGCATCAAATATGGGTAACATGGGGAATAACTTTAGTATGCCAAGTATGTAAAAAATTAAAACCAGTAAATAACTTTACTGGTTTTTTTATGTCTTAATAATTTAAAATAAAAAAACCCATCAAAATGATGGGTTTTTATTTAATATTTATAGATTAATATCCACTAACTAATGGTGGGTTAATACCAAAGTTTTGGTCGATATATTCATCAATGAAGTAATCATAAACGAAATCAACCGGAACTGATTCAATGATGTTGTTTGATGACCAGTCAAGTGAATAACCAGCTAATTTTGTAATTTGACAGTTTTGGAAAGTAACACGTCTTAATACAACACCTTTTTTATCGTGTTGGTTAACGATGATAGTACCAATAATATCACTTTTATAGTGAAGTGAACCATTTTGAGAGTTAAATACTAAATCATACCATGCTTTCATTGTGTTCCAAGTTTCCATAGAACCTTGTTGATTAACATTCACCTGAATTGGAATAGATAGAGTACCATCTGTTTTATTAGGTGATGTCATAAACATTCTAGTTGAATATTTAAATCTTTGTGTTTTTGCAGTAACATCAAACTCTGTTAAAGGCATATCAATTTTAGTTGCATTTTGTAACAATAAAATCGGATCTCTTCCTTGGGCTGTTAGTATTACTGGTAATATAAAGGTTATCTCAAATAGGTTTAAGTACACCACCTCATCTGGGAGTGTTCCTGGACCACCTGGTGAACCCGAGTTTATTACTTGTGTAAAATGTGGTAATGCCATCTTATTTATATTTTTTTTTATTTAATTTGTTTGACAAATTATAACTTATATATTATATTATTTTTTGTCTCTATATAATTTATTAGTTCTTAGTGTATATATTAGTTATAAAAAGTGATTTTTTTCTAAACTATAATAAAATCATCAACTATAATTAAAAATAAACTGTGCAAATGAGAGTTTTTATGATTACAGATACACATTTTGGTATTTATCTTAATAATTTAGATAAGTGGCTCAATATGATGGAATCTACTTTTTATAACTTTGTTATACCTTACTTAAAAGAAAATGCTAAACCAGGTGATATACTTATTCACTTAGGTGACTTGTTTGATAATAGAAATAGTTTACCTATTATCGTACTTAACAAAGTAGAAAAAATACTCAAAGAAGTCTCTGATATTCTACCAATGCACATTATGGTTGGTAATCACGACCTTTGGAATAAAGGTTCTAATGAAGTTAACTCAGTTCGTCTTTATGGATATATTAATAAGAACATTACTGTTTATGAAAAAACAACAACTTTAGAAGTTGGTGGTCAGAAGTTAGTTCTGATGCCTTGGGTTGAGAAAAGAGTAGATATGATTAATGAGTTATCTTCTAATAAAGGAGACTATCTTATGTGTCACTCTGACCTTAATGGTTGTAGAATGCACTTAAACTCAGTTGCTCATAGAAATCCAGATAAAATTGATGTTGAGAACTTCTCAGCTTATAAAAATGTATTCTCAGGACATATTCACATTAGACAAGTAAACAGTAACTTTATGTTTATTGGTTCATTGTATCAAATGGATAGAAATGATTATGGTGACCAAAAAGGAATAACTGTCTTAAATTTAGAAGATGATTCTATTGAGTTTGTACAAAATACATATTCACCTGTATTTAAGAAAGTAAGAGTTGTTAATGAAGATGATGTTGAAGAGTTAGAATCATTAAAAGATACTAAAGATTATATTGATATTGCTATATCTAATAACTTACTTGTTTCTAATAGAAAGTTAAGAAGAAAGTTAGAAGTTATTTTAGAGAAAAGTAACTTTGCTTCTGTTGAGTATATTGACGATATAACAAAAGAGTTAGTTGATGGTGAAGAAGTAAATGAGTCTGTTGAAGTTGATGAAGATTCTATTGATATATCTATTCAATTAGACTATGAGGATTATGTTAAAGAATACATTCTAAAACAGAAATATGATAATGAAAAATTCAAATCTGGTATACTTACCGAATTTGATGATGTGATTAGAATTTACAAAGAAAATTATACTACAAATAAAAATTAAAATGAGAACTGAAGTTTCTATTGACACGATAAATGTTTATAATCGAGTTATGTCTGGTAAGTTTTATAGTGAAAGACTTGCTATCTATTCTGAAAGATATCTTAATAAAATATTGAGATTATTAGAAGAAGAAGATGAATTTGAGAAATGTATAATCTTTAAGAAGTTTATAGAGTCAAGATTTGACCATAAATCAAATTATACTTTATAATTTTACTAACTTAATCTTTAATTCATTTGTACCTTTTATCAATCTGTGATAAACACCCATTGGTATAAATATTTCACCTTCAATATTCTTTGGTAATTCATTATCCAATTGTATTTTCCAGTCTGTGGTTTCAATGGATTCGATTATTCTATCTTCTCTATCACGGTGCCACATAAACTCACCAGAATCAGTATTTTGACTGAATATTCTGATAAAAGTATTATCACTTATTTTATTTTCTTGAAATGGTAAAGACATTTTACTATTATTTACTTTATTAACCAATTTACATATTTATCTACTCCCTTTTGACTCTTAAAGTTTGGATAATTTTCTACTGAATTTTCAATTTTTTCAATTATCTCACTCCAAAGAGGTTTAAATATTTCTCTATCTTGTTCTGATAACTTACCTGCTGATGCTGAATCAATCAGTGGAGATATGAAGGATTCTATTGTCGTTTCATTCGCTCTTGGTGAATAATTAACATCTACAATGTTAATCTTTTTATTCTTAGTATCAATTAAGAAGTTATTTGGCTTTGATGGGTCAATAACAATGCCATTTTTAACTAATTGGTCCGTTTCTTCAACTAATTTATCAAAGGCAGATTGTGGAAGATTTGCAATTTCCTTTATTATAGAAAGATAGGGTTCTTTTGGTAATCCTCTACCACCAGCTGGAATTCCAACTTGCTTACGAAGAATTTTAATAGGTTCGTCTCCAATAATACCCCATTTACTTTCGTGTTGTGATCTCGCAACTGCTTGTCCACAATTAAAATCAACTGGAAAGTCCACTGGTATAATCTCAGTGACTTTAAACTCTTCAGGTCTATTTACAACAGACTTTTTTAACCTTAAAACTAAATTAGGATAATTTGGTATCTCAAATACCATAGCATTTCCTCCACGTCCTAATTCTTTTTTATTAGGATCAGATATTATTTGATTTATTTCATTTACACTTGGAATTTTTGAAGTACTTTCAAATAATTTATATGATTTTAAATGTTTCATTTACTATATAATATTTTTTACCAGAATCCAGGATAAGTTTTACCGCCCCAAAGGTGTCCATATTTGTTTATTCTACAAGCCCAGTATCCAGCTTTAGTTTTATCTTTCTTCATATCACAATTGTGTCTAGAAGCAAAAGCTTTTCTTGCTTTAGGATTACTAACTTTAGCTGTTAATCCACCATGAACATCACCAAAAGCTATCTTTTTAACTTTACCTGTTTTTGGATTCTTCACATAAACGTGGTATTTCTTAGTTCCACCTCTCATAGGGTGATTTAATTTAACTTCCTTATCATGGTATTTAGCTTCTTGTATAGCTTCAATATTTTCCATAGGTAAATCCAAAGGAACTAATTCACCATTGTACATTCCAAACTTACCAATATCAGTTGATTCATATAATTCTTTATCAACATCGCATAAATTAACTCTACCTAAGTCAAATAGTTCTCTCGCTTCTTTGATTACGTTAAAGAAAGCTTCTGATCCAGGCCTGAATATATTTTCAGTAATAGGTTTGTTATTCTCTAAATGATATTTAAGAGATTCTGATATGTTAATAGATTCAGTGAATTTTACAACTTCCATATTGTTAATTATTTATTTAATGATCCTATAAAGTCTTGTATGCTCATAACTTTAACATCTGATTCTGGATTTACCTCTTCTGATCCACAATTACAATCATCACAACATCCACATCCTTCTTCTCCGCTACAATCATCACAACATCCCGATGTTTCACTTTCTTCATCTTCTAAGAAGTCCGTTCCTCTAAGTTCTTTGCTTGATTGTTTATCAACTTCATATTCATCAGTTGGTTGTCCAAAGTCGTCTGAGATACCTAAATCGTCATCGTCATTTGATATGCTTATTGTAATGAATGATTCGAATTTTTCAATTTTGTCCATAGACTTCTTGAATTCTTTCTGAACTTTTTCATTATCCTCAACTTCAGTTTTGAATGATGGTTTTTCTTCCTTATCTTTTTCTAAGGATTTAGCAGTAAATAAAACCTCTTGGTCTTTTACTTTTTCTTCTTTTGATTCAAATCTTTTGATTTTCATATTATTCACTTATCTTTTTTACTATTCTGGCGCATTTTTCATACTCCTCATTTTGTTCTAACTCTTTAATGTAATCTAAGAGTTGTCTTCTGTCGGATAATTCTAGTCTAATTCTAAATCTTATTTCTTCTAACTCTTTCATATTCATAGCAGAGTGGTCAATTAGTTTATTAACTGTATCTCTTTCAAACTTAGTACTACTTCCAAATCTATCCCAAGTATATATATTATTATCACTTAGAAATTTAACTATCTCATCAACACATAAATCAATTCTTGACTTAACTG